TAAAAGCCAGGGACGTCTGGAACGCCATGCTCAAGTCGCAGGTCGAGACTGGAACGCCCTACATGTGCTACAAAGACTCGGCAAACTCCAAGTCGAACCAGATGAACATTGGAACCATAAAATCGAGTAATTTGTGTGTCGCACCTGAAACGAAAATTCTAACAAAAAATGGATATGAAATGATTCAAAATCTTAATGGACAAATCATAGAGATTTGGAATGGTGAAGAGTGGTCAGATGTTGAAATCAAAAAGACGAGTGACCATTCAAAACTTATCAGAATCACAATGAGTGATGGAACTTTCCTAGAATGTACAGAGTACCACAAGTTTCATCTTCAGGTGGGATACGGCAATAAGTCAGAAATCAAAGAGGCTAAAACACTCGTTCCTGGTGACAAGCTCATCAAGTGGCTACCTCCCGTTTTACAATTTGCTGAAAAAGATGAACCGACATGGGATCCTTATACACACGGTTTCTTTTGTGGAGATGGAACATACCACGCAACGTATAGTGGTTTCAAGACAATTCCTGGAATTTCTCTCTACGGAGAAAAGAAGAAACTAATTGAATATCTAGATATTAGAACCACATCTGGAAACGAAGATACACAGGGTCGTATAAATGTCCTGCTCCAATATGATATTCCTAAAAAGTTTAGTGTTCCTTTGTATGAAAATATACAAACTCGTCTTCAATGGTTCGCCGGTCTTTGTGATGCAGATGGGCACACACAAGGCTGCCCGGGAAACCCTGCGCAAAAGAGTATTTCGGTTGCATCTATCCATTTGAGTTTTCTTCGAGACGTACAACTCATGCTTCAGACTCTAGGTGTAAGTTCAATCATTGGACTCTTACGTGAAGCCGGAGAGACTGAAATGCCCGATGGAAAAGGTGGAAAGAAGATGTTTGATACACAAACTTGTTGGCGTTTGGTAGTATCTGCACTTGGGGTTGAAACTCTTATTAATGTTGGTTTCAAAACTCATAGACTAAACCTAAATGATTTCACCCCAGTGACCCGCGATGTGAGACAGTTTGTCCGCGTAGTATCAATCGAAGATAACAACCGGTGGGACGAGACGTATTGTTTCAACGAGCCTAAACGGCACATGGGAATATTCAACGGAATGATTACAGGCAATTGTACCGAAATCATGGAGGTTTCTGAACCTGACGAAACTGCCGTGTGCAATTTGGCATCCCTGAGCCTTCCTGCATTTGTAGACAATGGAGAATTCAGATACGACAAGCTTCACGAAGTTACTCGGGTCGTGACTCGGAATCTGAACAAGGTCATTGACAAGAATTACTACCCCACGGAGGCGGCCCGAAAGTCAAATATGCGCCACCGGCCAATTGCGATTGGCGTCCAAGGACTCGCCGACGTCTTCATGATGCTCGGAATTCCGTTCGACTCTGACCAGGCTCGGGGCATCAACGAGCTCGTATTCGAGACCATGTACTGCGCGGCTCTTTGTGAGTCATCCCGGCTCGCAGAAAAAGATGGTCCCTACGAGACATTTAAGGGGTCGCCCGCATCCAAAGGTGTTTTGAATTTCGACTTTTGGAAGAAGCATGTCCACGGTTCTGACAGTCTTCGAGCCGACGTCATGACCAAGGGGCTCAGAAACTCTCTTTTGATTGCGCCCATGCCAACTGCGACAACCGCCCAGATTCTGGGAAATAACGAGGCGTTCGAGCCGTACACGACAAACATCTACCTTCGCCGAACACTGGCCGGAGAGTTTGTCATGGTGAATAAGCATCTTGTCAAGGATCTTCAGGCAATCGGAAAGTGGAGTTCCGATGTGAAGAATGAAATCATTCGAAGCGGTGGAAGCGTACAGAGTCTCGACATTTCTGAGAATCTCAGGGCTATTTACAGAACAGTCTGGGAAATTCCGCAAAAGTCTATTATCGACATGAGCGCGGATCGGGCCGCATTTGTCGACCAGTCACAGTCGCTCAACATCTTCATGGAGGATCCGAGCCTTGCAAAGCTCAGTTCCATGCATTTTTACGGATGGAAAAAGGGGCTCAAGACTGGAATGTACTACCTGCGAACACGTCCAAAGGCCAAGCCCCAACAGGTGACCGTCCCTGTTCTCGCATGCTCTCTTGCAAACCCTGATTGTGAAATGTGCTCGGGCTAAAAAAACAAGACACGTGAATGACATGGAAGAAATTTGGAAAGATTTACCTTATGACATGGTTCGTGAAATATTGAGCCGCGTCGATGATATTGATGTTCGAATCAAATTTAAAATTAAACCTAGAAAAATTAAAAAAGATTTAATCAGATTGAATGATGGAGTAATTTACAATTCCGAAACAAAAACATTACACATTTTCTCAAACCCACAATTTCACATTGTTCGGAGACCGATTGAATTTAATTTCACGTGGAATGGAATTTCATATTTCAATATCGATCGAAACCATCACGCAATTGAATGTATATTTTCGAATGGAGCGAATTTGATAATGCCATGTGAAACGGAATCGTTTGTAACAGATAAAAAACTTTGTCTTTTATAATTTAAATGGTCTTTTGGTACGAAATTGATTTGAGTACAATTGATTCTACACCCGCATCAAGAGATAAGCTCAAGTATACGATTCAATCAAAGCCTCTACGATTTCAAATTCCTAGGGGAAAATGTACATGGGGTGTATCATCCTATAAATCATTCCAGGTTGATTTATCAAATGATGAATTTATAAATTGGTGGAAAAATATTGAAAGTCTTTTGTGTCCGCGTGATCCATTCACGTCGAACATGAAATTGACGTCGCTCCGAATTAAAATTGATGAGAGCACTCATATTTTCGATGGAAATTCGAATCAGGTTTCGCCTGAAATTAAAGAGGGTCTTTTTCGGGACCAGGAGGTTTCGTGTATTGTCGACATTGATTCAAATTACTTTTTTAATAATTCATGGGGACTTACTGTACGGGCTCATCAGGTTCGATTTTATGAAAAGGATGGAATTGAAAAGGGGGTGTGTGCGTTTTTAGATGACAGCCTTTCCTAAATTGTAGAGTGCGCCAGCGCCCTCAATCGCTGCAACTGGTTTATACGCCATTGTCACTCTGTAGACAAAATATCCAATAATTAGAATGACGACTGCGGCGCCCATGAGAAATGCGGAAAGTGCGAGCGATCGACCGCCTTGTTCAGAATCACTTGGGTTTTTTGGATCATAGGAGACATTCATTGTCGCCGGCAAAGGACTCATAAATGATCCATTCAACGTATATGTTTTTCCATCGACTGTGTATTTTATAGGCGCTGGGCATGAAGTACTTGCTGGACAGGGTGTCGGTGTCACTGAACCTTGTACTGTAGAGGTATGTTTATCGGTAAAAAATGACCTGAGTGCAAATCCACCCGAGGTGCACAAACTTAGCGCTAAACATATCGAGACGCCCAGACCAATCTGAGCTTTGAGTTGACCTACATTTGCAAGACCGTTATATACACCCTGCGCGGCCATTACATTACGACACATATTTTAACTAGCACCCTTATAAATACCGAACATTGACGTCAGTGTAGCTAATACGCCAATGACTATGGCTGCTGTGAGAAATTTCGCACGCGATTTCCTATCGTTTCCGTATGATGAATTGTCGTTATAGCACTGTTTTCCTATAGACGTCCCGGCAAGAAGTATAACTATGAACGAGAGACTGCATACAGCCATAAGAAGGTGAATCGCGTCAGGCATCGTACTATGTGCATTTATTTTTTATAAATTTTGCGAGCACGATCCAGAAGCTTTCCCTGAATGAGTGCGAACCCTGTGATGCCAAGCTCCTTCTTCGCCTTGGCAACCGCCTTTATCCAAGGATTTTTCTTTTCATCCTTGGATTTAGACTTGCTTACGAGTTCGCCATCGACCATCTTGAGATCCTTCTTCTTGAGACCGCCTGGTGTGACGTCGGCATTTCCGTGATAGACCTGAGCGCGTGATCCAACTTTAGACATTACATTACAACGCGAATATTTTTGCAACGGTCCGAATATTCAATGTGGTTTTCGTACTATTGGAGATTTGTGTTTCGATTGTGGGGTCGTTCAGCAGAATAGCCGCGACTGAAGCTTTTCCCGCCTGAAGGGCCATGATGCTCTGCTCGATGCTCGGAGTCGTTTCGCTGCCGATGTAGACCAGTCGCCGAACAGTCACCTTTTGAGTCTGCCCCGTCCTGTGCGCCCTGGCAATAGCCTGAAGCTCGGTCGAAGGATTCCAGCTCGGTGCTGTTATGTAGATCCTGGTCGCCTCCTGCAAGTTGATGCCCACCCCGCCCGCCTTCATCTGAATCAGAAAAACTGGAGCTGGAACAATTGTAGATTTCTTGAACGCCTCAATCCCTGCATCCTTCTGCGTCTTATCCATCTTTCCATCAATTCTGTACATTTCTCGCCCTTCGAGCCGCTTCTTAATCTCCATCATTTCTCCGGTAAAGTTGTAAAAAATCAGCGTCTTTTCTTTTGGGTGGCTTTTGATAAGGTCAATGAGCGTCTCAATCTTCTTCGATCGGCCGGTCCACTCTTCGCGGGGCGTCTCCATCTGTTTTGCAATTCCATCGAAATATGTCTGCGGGCAGGTCATCACCTGGCGAGTTCGCATGAGCGCCTCCAAAATATCCATTTGATGCATCCCCTGGTTTCCGGAACGCATGACGTTTCGAATGACTCCCTGGGCCCGATCATACACATTCTGGTACAATTCAGCCTCCTCGTCGTACATTTCAATTTCGATATTCTGGAAATCACACGGTGGAAGCTCGAGCCGCTTGTTGTGCATCGAAACATCGAGCTTTGTGCGCCGAAGAACGTAAAGGTTTCGAAACCCGGCGGGGTTCGACTGAACATCATTTCGACTGTGTCCCAAAAAACCACACAAGTTTGCAAAGTCCTTCATCGAATTGAAAATTGGTGTGCCAGTAAGGATCCATCTCGTCTTTGCACGAAGAGCGCATGCTGCAATGTGAGTCTTGCTGCGTTTATTTCTGATTTCGTGGCCCTCGTCCAAAATCACGCGCTCCCAAGAAACAGAAAGGAGCGGCGAAACTGGCTGATGAAGTCTGGTTGGAAGAAGAGAATATGGTGCAATAGTAACGTCTGCATCTTTCAAAAGGCGCCCGGGTCCATCAAAAACATTCACAGATAGGTGGGGCGTAAACTTTGCAATTTCATCTCTCCACTGCGTCACAATTGACTTTGGAACAATTATGAGCGTCTTTTTGGGATGAACACACATGAGAGCCAGCATCTGGACCGTTTTCCCGAGACCCATCTCATCGCACAAGAATCCGCCAGAAAACTGCGGGTCAGATTCACGATTCGCAAGCCACCGCACTCCCGTGTGCTGGTAGGGTGCAATCAGACGCGTCTTCAGGAGAGTTGCCATTTTGTTTTTGGTCCATTTCAATTGTCGACGATGCTGACATGAAAATCACTCCAATTTTTCTCTTGCTCAAATGCATGGGCGATGAAATTGCAAATAAAATTTCTCAAATTGTCAGAAATTCAACAAACATCCCTAACGGTCGAGCCAAGATGAATGCCCTTCGCGCGACTGCAAATCTTGTACCTGGAATTGTCAAAATTATACGAAATGGAGTACAAGTGAACAAGACGATTAATCTTTCGAGTGCAACTGATGTTTCGAAATCAATTGCAAAAATTATTTCGAATGGAGTGCGTCTTCAACCGGCCGCTGCAGTCACCATAAGCCAGAAAGTTCCAGAGACAATCCCCCCGATTCTCCAAGGCGGTGCCGGTCCTGATGCGGCAGAGGCTGTTGCGCGCAAAGGATCAATCGACGCAATTGTAAAAGCAATTCAGAATGGGGTAAAAGTTTCACCACGTGTTCAGAGAATTGTAAATGAAAGAACTGGAAATCAAAATTTCGTACCGTCAAACACGTTCAAAGGTGCAAAGCCTGGCTATGTATTCAAAACAGGCAACAAGGGGACGGGCTATTATAGAAACGCCAGACCGTACGGTCCTTCTCCTCCACCCGCGGCAAGAAATTACTCAAAGTTGACACTTTCTCAGTTATTCGATGCTCTCAAGAAATATCCAGCAAATTCTGATAAAATAAAAATGTTAATTCGTCAGATTCTTAAATATGAATTGGACAAAATCACGAGAATGAATGGGAGCCTCAGGTACAGAAGACTAGGTGAAATTTTGAGGCTCGTTCCTCGGAACGGATCCTATCCTGAACGGGTAACTGCTTCGAGTTCGGTAATTAATGACGTTAGAAATGCAGAGAATCTAAAAGAGGTGGTTTACTTGGAACGAAACCTGGGGCGAGTTCCAAATGAAAATATACGAAATGCAATTAACAAACGCAAAAAGAGTTTTGCTGGCACCGGAGGCGGTCGCCCACCATTCGTTGGACGTGGACCGTTCTTTAGAGGCGGTGGCCGAAACAGTGGTGACGGTCCATTCTTTGGCGGCGGTGGCCGAAACGGTGGTGACGGTCCATTCTTTGGTGGCGGTGGTGGACCATTCTTTGGTAGTGGAGGTGGCAGTGGTCCAGTCAATCCAGGAGACTGGCGGCGGGCCCTCATCGGAAAAACGAGTTCACCAACCGGTCGTGCTGCAGTAAACACGACAAATTGGAGAAAAGCTCTGATGGGCGCCCCAATTCCAGAGGAACAGAAACGTGCACTTTTTAACGCCGGCGGTGTTCCCCGGGCAGTCAATGAAATTTCGCGGGTCCCCGGTGGTGCATCTGAAGTCGCGCGAACCGCAGAGGCACTCAAACTGAGCAACGGAAATGTTCGTGAAGCGATTGAAGTCCATGGCGTATCTACACCTGCCGTGAATGCCGTAAGAAACCTAGGGGGTGTCAATCGGGCCCCGGTTGTTCTCGAGGCGCTCAATACGCTCTCCATGAAGAAACCGCGAATGAAGCGCAAAAAGGTGGTGAAGCCCAGGATCGCCGAGCTGAATCGCGTAATCAACGCAGTCAAAAAGAAGAAACTTATATCGCTCGTGGCTCACAACGTCACAAAAACGGGCAACATTCACGAAAACGAAAATCGTCTCAAGAAATATTACAAGAAGGTGATCAAGGCTGACATTCTTCGGAGACCATTTGCAAAAATTGCAAAAATGGCTGCAAAAAAACGAGTCATGTGAACGCCAAGGTTCTTAAAAGACTTTATGGGACAAGTAAAAAATGGACATGTATGATTATATCCGCGAGCTTTCGAAGATTCGTGAGCGGGTCGTTCGTTCGAGACCCGAATGGAACCCGCCGTCGTGGCTAAAAATTACGACAATCACCATGCATTCTCGAAATGACCGAAAGGTTGACATTCAGAAATTTCGAGAACGGTTTCAAAAAATGACACTCGTCCCAAAAGGATCCACCAGTCAAGGATTTCAGTGGACAATGGACAATACTGCATTCTACAATCAAATTTCGATACGGACCAGGGATGCATACTCTGAAAAGAGCGTAAAGATTTTTCCCAACGGAACAATTCATCTTTCGGGCGGAAATTCTCCATTTGACGGGGAACGAATTCTGAATCAGGTGGCGTACATAATGAAAGAAGTCCTGGAGCTCGAAGAGCTTCCGACGATGAATCCGTTTGAAATATCCATGATCAATTCTAATTTTCATTTCAATGCAATTCTAAACAGTCACAAGGTTCGGGACAGGTTCGAGAAGATTCCCGGATTCAAGGTGACCTACGAGCCGGACAGGTACAGCGCAGTCAAGATTAAATTCAAGCCAGGTGAGAATATGAAAAAGATGACTGTGAGTGTCTTTAAATCAGGCGCTATACTTGTTGGTGGGGCCAAGACACTCGAAGAACTTGCTGCAGCGTACGACATTATTCTCACGTGCATGGATCCCAGCATGTACATACAAAAGACGGAGGTTCAGCAGAAGTTTGATACAATCATGGGGGCATCATTTGATGAATGGAACAGAGTGCTTCAAAATAAAATGTAATAGATTGTAATGTCTACACGTATAGGAATGGCCGATGGCCGGTGTCTCACAGAATTCACGTCGTCCAAGCTTTTAATGGATGAGCTCATGAAAAAGAATTCAATTAACGTCTTTGACAATTACAAATTCCGTCGCATGGCTCAGGAGAATGGCCCAGATGGATTTTCTCTCCCGCTAAAGAATGCAGCATGCATGACGGGGCAGCCAACGGTTCTCGTTTCGCAGGAGGAGGGTGGGGCCCGTTCCGCGTGCTAAAGAATTCCCGCGCACTCATTCTAGGATGAAGGTGGTCATTGATGGAACGATCGGTGCAGGCAAGACGACCCAGCTCGGTTTGCTCGAATCGAAAGGGTGGTATGTACGCAGGGAACAGATTGACTCGTGGCCTCTCGAAGAATTTTACAAGGACAGGATCAGATGGGGCTTTCTCCTCCAAATGGCAATCCTAAAAACGCTCCAGCCGGTCGAGACTGAGAAACATGTAATTTACGAACGATGCATGTGGAGTTCGAGGCATGTTTTCTGGCCTCTTATGCGCGACACTGTTCATCCAGTCGAAAAGGAATGTTACGAGTACTATTTTGACAAAATTGCATGGTACCCGGATATTTACATTTACCTCTCAAAGGATCCAGAAATTGCATTGAGTCATTTGAAAAAACGGCATCAGGCGGGGGATGACGCAATCACACTCGAGTATCTTCAGCTGCTCGATTCCAAGTATCGAGACATTGCAATTCCTTACGCAAAAACCTATATTATCGATGCAAACCGGTCCGAGCCCGAAATACATGAAGAAATTTGTAGGATACTTTCAGAGAATGAATTGTTCGTCGATAACTCTTTCAGGGAAGAAGTGTAAACATTTGGCAGTCCAGGATGGACTTTGCAGCATCCATGCCCAAAATACATGTACAATTTGTCTTGAAACGACAAAGAGGTCTGACAAGAAACTTAAATGCAAACATGTATTTCACAATAAATGTATAATTAAATGGTTTGAAGAATCAATCGAATGTCCTACGTGCCGGATGGAGCAAGATGATGATCCACTTGTAATTTTTAGAAAAAATGTAGAAGAAACAATGAGGCTCAAATACAAGGATGCCATTCGATCCCTCGAAAATGAATTGGCACAAGCTCTGCGGCGCCGAGGCTAGGATCTTTTACAGGTCTAAACCAATGGAACGGCGGTGCGGGGCTCAAACAATTTCTGGGAATCCGTGTCGACAAATTGTCAGGGGAGAACAGGAACATTGTTGGCAACACACGGGTCAGCAATGTTCAGTCTGTCTAGGATTCATGGTACGAGACGTTCGACAACTTCCATGTAACCACTCGTTTCATAAACGATGTGTAGATCGATGGAAATTGTCGTGCAGAGGCGACCCCACGTGTCCAATGTGCCGTCTTCCATTCGACGTTCCGACATTTCGGTGTCGTCTCGTTATAGAACGTGTATCTGACGGAAATGTCGCAACGACTGATTTTGAAACAAGTGCTATACGTTCTGTAATGGAAAGCTTCGGGGTCGCCCTCGAACGCGGTCAAGATATGATTCGTTCAGAAATTCACTGGGACCTCGAAGAAGGTGAAGATTTAATCAACGAGTTGAGACAGCTCGGTTTGCCGCTCCCCCGTTTCGATTCGAATTAGTCCCCGTCTTGGCAAACCCTCGGCGAACACCGTATGCGGAACAAAATTTAGTATAATGAAATCCTGGCTTGTAATTTCTATCAGCCCGTCTGGGATTAGTGATTGTCTTTCCTGATGCATCGACAATGAGTGGTCCACCCGCCCAGCCCGTCTTGTGGCTCCAGAGCTTTACAGGAAAATCCAAAACTCGCCCGACTGGAAGTTTGTCTTTTTTGTTCATATTCATCTTATTCAAAACGCGAAGTTCTGTAGAATTGTTTGCGACTCGACCGTCATTTCTATCTGCAGTCACCCGAGATTTCAAAAGGGCCGTCTTTATCACGCTCGGACGTACATGGAAAAACTTTGAGAGCGCCGAGAGAGAATCGCCCGGTCGTATTCTGTAACGAATTGCGCCAATTTCCTTGTACCAGTGAAAATCGCCTGTCGAATTTCCGAAATCATTCGAGGGTGCAACAAAGCCCATGACTTTATAAAACCCAGGCTTGGGTTTTTCGGAAGCAGTTTTCATTTTATATACATTTCCTGGATTGTCAGAAAGGACGCGTTTTACAATTCCTCCGCATGTACGAAACGTCAGACCGTTCGATCCCAATCCGCTCCTGTTTCCAGGAACGCTTTTTGATTTACGATTTGCAGAAAATGAACCAAACGCATAGTCGTAACAATTATCGTGTGTGACCCCGGTTGTTCCCCAGGGCTTCCATGTATATTTTGGCGCCCATGGGTTTACCATCTTACTAGTATCAAGGATTTTTTCTCTGATAATAAAAAGATGTACACGATTCTGAAATCTCGCAATCGTCAGGATGCTCTTTACAACATTCTGGTATTTCTTTTGTACCTAACCTTTTTGACATTCATTCTTCGGTACCTGTGGAATGGAACGCTCGTGAAATACATTAGCATTCTGAAGCCAGTCGACTCGCTCTGGCACACCTTCATGCTCGCATTTGCTCTTTCCATGTTCAGGGCTTAGATTTCTGTATAGCCGTTGATAACTTGATTATTGAGCAGGAGCGTCGGGTATCCTGATACAAATTCAGGACACGACTCAACTTTACAATCTACAAATGTATACGGAATATATTTACTATTTAGGTACGCCTCTTGCTTCTGGCACCAGGGGCACGTTTTTGAACCATATACAATGAGGTTTCCTTTGTCGGTGACATTACGACCACTGACACCAGAACCCCCTGAATCGAATTTTGATTTTTTCCTAAAAAGGAAAAATGCAACAGCAGCAACGAGTACTATTACGAGGCCAGCGATGATCATTTGCTTTTTCATTTGTACTAGTATCAACTAAAAATTTTACGAGCAATATCCGCTTTTGATCGAAGTCCTTTGATGGATTTCCCACGTTGAATAGCAAGATTCTTGAGTTCCTTGAGTCCCATGTGAAGATCTACATAGACCATTCGCCCTGAAGGCGCCATCATCTTTACACGGCCTGATCGCGGGCTCACAACTGTTTTGAAAACACGTTTCGGAGGGCTCACAGGTTTGGGGGGAGGGATCACGCGCCGTGTCCGGGGGCTCACCACGCGCTCAAGCGGAGAATTTCCTCTACTTATTCTAATTTCCAAAAGTCTAATTGCCTTGTTTCGAGCCCTGTTCCATGCATTTACGCCGACAGATCCACCATCATTTTCCCAAATCTGCTGCACAAGTTTATCAAACCTGGCATTTTTCAAAAGTGCGGGAGGGACACGCTTTGCGGTTCTCGCTTTGAGCCGAGCTTTTCCTGCGCGAAGTTGGGCAGGTGAAATCACACGACGAGGCCGGACAGGCTTCAGCTTGTTTTTAGCAATCTTGAAATTAATAGGCTGAATTGGGAAGCGTCGGCGAAGAGGTCGAAGTTTCTTTTTTGCATTCATGAGATTTGCTGAACGAATCGGAGTTATGTAATCCATTTTTATCAGATCATCGAGCGTAGGAAGACCCGGGCATGGATCGTTGTACTTGAGCCTCCATTCGCTCACGTGCGTGTCAGAAGTTCCCCTGTACCCTGTAGGCACTGCTTCATTTAAAAATTTCATCGTTGCGGGCATTCCACCCTTTTTACTCACATAATCACGAATATTGTTTAGAAAAAAATGAAAATCGTACCGAGAATCTGTTTTTGGTCCGACTCCCCACTTTCCAGCAGTCTCAGTGCCGTTGGCCGTATTCACCGCAGGATTCGTTCCCGTTTTGTAGAGTCGTGCCCACCCAAAATCTCCAATCAAGCAGCCTCTTTTAGAAACCATTATGTTTGCGGTCCACAGATCATTGTGTCTAAACTCGGGATACTTTTTATAAATTGTTTCGAGATTTTTGAGCACACCCGAAATGATTGGCCGCATCATCGCATCCGTTTTTTTTCCTTTTTCGAGCCATTTATCAAGAGATCCACCTTCGCAAAACTCCATGAAAATGATGGACTGCTTCGACTTGTCGTACTTGCGGCTATTCTGAACATTCGACATGTTCATCGTCGAAGGATTTATAAAGTCTAGGCATTTCTGGAAATCATAGGGCTCGACAACACCCTCGGGGCAGGCTTTGAAAACTTCTTTATGTATGTCATATTCTGCAAGTGCAGGCTGCTTTTCCCGACGATGGGCCGCTGCCAAGTCGCGCGGACAGACTTTTGCTGCAAATCCGTCACCTTTAAAGACGATTCCTTGTCGGCCTTTTCCTAAAAGTTTCAAGCCCTTTCCGTTCATACAAGAGAATTTGGTCTTTACAGGGCTCGGTGAAACTTTGTGACCTTCAGATTTGTACGCGGCCCGCCGAAGACGACGCATGGTTGGAGTTTCTGGGCCGTATGAACGAGGAGGCAATTTTGCCAAATATTTCATGAAATTTTTGCGTTCTTGTGTGTACCACGGCATGATTCCTGCGTTTGGAGATTCAGTCCGGCGCGCAACAAATGCAGGCTTGCCATTAAATGGAATTTTAGGACCTAAATGAACCACGGGTTTACGAACAGGCTTGAAACGACTAGGACGAAGATTTTTTCGCGATGACAGCCACCGAACAGCGTCACGTTTTGTTTTTACAGTTTCTGGAAGGTTATATTCGGAATTTCCCTTGTTATTTCGACGAAATGCATATTTTTGCCCTGGACGATTTGTGACGAAACGAAACTGACCCGATTGTACCCAACTGCTCATTCTATTACACTGTGTACATATTTTAATTCTTACTGCTCAGGGTCCGTCTCGTACTCAATCTGCTCCTCATCTTCGATCGGCTCATCGGCCGGGGCCAGGAAAGCGCACGGCTTGAGCTTGTTTGTCGGTGCAAACATAACCTGGTGAACACGAATCGAAACTCCAACCCCCGCCGGCGTCCGCCAAATCTGGTTAATCTCGATAATTGCACTGAGTGCCTGACCCTTCTCGAGATCCGTAAGTTGCACAGGCTGCCTCTGCGCGTTATACGCCTCGGTCGCAATCGAACCATCCTTTGGGCTCGTGACAACCTTGAGACTCAGAATGGGCGCGTAGCCATCCTTGGAGCTCGGCTTGACACACGACTTGTAGACACCCTCTGCAATCACCTCGCGCGACATTTTCTTTCCCAGAACATCCTCAGACTTGGACGCAATGAAATCCAAAACGTGCGTGTCGAGCTTCGAGAATGCCTCGAGGACATCTGGCTTGTCAAGGCTCAGGGGGAGACTGTAACTGATGCGACCGGACGACTCGTCCTTGTACTCGCTCAGACCAAAAGGTGCGCGAAGCTGGGGAAGCTGAAAGATGAGCTTGCCACCACCAACCGCGTTGAGATAGACCGCCTTGCCGCCCTTGGCATTCTTGCGAACCTCGCTGAAAGTGACGTCGGATGCATTGAACGTGCTGAACATACGGACAGCCATTGTGTTTCTTCTACAAGTCATACGAGTGTCGTCCTTATGTGGCGATTGGAAGACTCGATTTTTTTCCTCGCTCATTCCAAGTACGATGTTCAGGAGAAGTTCGCAACCTAATTCTAATCTTCAGCGAAATGTTGGGATTTATGTACAATCGTACCTGAAAAATCGGAATGTTCCAAACAAAATTCCTTTTATGAATAGTTACATTGCAAAGGCTCTGCACAAATATATAAACGCTAAAAAACCTCGTGCACTCGGTGCAACAATTGCAGGTACACAAAACGGTGGAGGGACCCCTCAACAAGGGTTTCAAGCTGCAAAAGCAGTTGCAACTGCCAGCTCACAAACAACTCCCGAAAATGTTGGACAAAAAGCCGCAAAAAATCTTAGAACTGCACCCCCCGGCGTACAAGCGGCCGGCGCTGCAAATGCGGCCAAGCAACATGCCCTTGCAATAGGATACTCGGTACCGGCCGCAAATAAAGAGGCGGTAAATGCTGCGGAAAATGCAGCATCCCAGCGACCATCTAACCAGGCCAATGCCGCTGTACATGGAGCTGTAGCTGCTGGCGCTCCAGTAAATAAAAGAAAGACTATTTTAACAGTTAGGCTTAAAGCACTTGTTAATCAAGATACGAGTTCCATGACACCTGTATCAGCTCGCACAGAGAAGCAAGCACTCTCTAATGTTTTAAGACAGCTTGGAGAAATACCGAAAAACTTACAAAATAAGGTGAGCGACTACAGCCGTCGTCTAAATAACAAGACTAGTAGCAATTTAAATAGACTTTTGCAAAAAATTAATTCTCAAAATTATTTACGTACATTGGAAACTAAAAATCAGCGAAATGCAATCAGGGCAACACTGAACCTGTTGGCAAATCAAAACCAGCGAAAAAATAATTCGAAAGTACAAGCGGCCCGTGCTAAATTAAATTCCTTGGTATATTAAAAATGGCAAGTGTTCTCACGTATCTCATTTCTTTCCTTTTGTTTTTCATCGTTTCCAGCCCGTTCGTGTACATGGTTACCCGCAAGATCTTTGGCGGGTGGGTCGCAACTCCGGACGGTCGCCCCAGCCCAGCCGGCCTTGCCCTTCATGCGTTTGTCTACACAGCAGTTGCCGGATTTATAATGGTCAAGTTTAGAAAAAATCTTCGCCTAAAGTAAATGCACTCGAGTCCAATTGTTTCTGCAATTCTTTTTGCAATTGTTGCCAGCCCAGAGATGTACAAGCTTACCCGGTCCCTCGGTGGTGACTGGATTGCCACCAGCGACGGATGCGCCAAGATGGGTGGCCTGATTCTGCACGCAATTGTCTTTGCCCTGCTCTCCCACTTTGTGTGGAAGATGCTCATGTCCAAGAAAAAGTCCACCTACGGGACGATGAAGCAGCCCTATGGCCAGATGGGCCTAATGAATTAAAATTCTTCGTCAAAACGAATAGAATCGCCCTCGGTCACGAGGTGCTTTGAATAATCCCCGACCCTTTTTTCAAAAAAGTTGGTCTTCCCTTCCAATGAGATGGACTCCATCCAATCGAAAGGGTTCCGAGAATTATATACAGGCTTTTCACCAAACTGAATCAACAGGCGGTCAGCCACAAATTGAATGTACTGTATCATCTCGCCAGCATTCATGCCTATCAGCTGACAAGGAAGCGCTTCGGTAATAAAATGCGTCTCAATTTCTACTGCGCTCCGGACAATTTCACGAATGTCTTTCGACGAACATTTCTCTTGCAAATGAGAGTGGAGAGTTACGGCAAACTCCTGATGCAGCCCCTCGTCCCGACTGATGAGCTCGTTGCTGAATGAGAGACCAGGCATGAGACCTCGTTTCTTGAGCCAAAAGATTGCGCAGAATGATCCGCTGAAAAAGATGCCCTCGACACACGCAAATGCCACGAGGCGCTGAGCAAACGATACATTCCCCGAAAGCCAGTCCAGTGCCCATTGAGCCTTTTCCTTGATTGCAGGTACATGCTTCACGCTCGTCAACAAGAGTCGAGCCTCTTCGGGGTCCCGGACCAGCTTGTCAATCATGAGAGAATACGTCTCGGAATGAATAGACTCGTTAAATGCCTGATATGCGTAAAACGAACGAGCCTCTGGAATCTGGACATCTTTCGAAAAGTTCAGGTCGATATTCTCCATTACAATTCCATCAGATGCCGCAAAAAATGCCAAGACCATTTTTATGAATGTACGCTCGTCAAATTTCAGGTTTTCCCAATCCTTGAGATCCGAAGCAAGGTCAATCTCCTCGACTGTCCAAAAGCTTCCAACCGCCTTTTTGTACAAAGCCCACAGGTCTGGGTACCGTATAGGAAATGTCGTGAACCTCGAAAGGCTCGGCGCAAGTATCGGATCCTCCATATACATGAAGAGGGTATTTTTTTTAAGAGACTTCGTAGGAAATAATAAAGAGGAATACGTACATAAAAAAGGCTCCGGCCAAAAACCAAAATGGATCCATCTAGTATATGCCCTGAAAATTATAGGCTGGGGTGTGCCATTCTGAAATAATTGAGAATGCGATCAGACCTGGATGTCGTTGACAATTCACTCTCGTGATCAGACTCTATAGCGTCATCTGTCAACCGAATGAAATTCTTAAACTTGCGATGGATCGGGTTCGATTGCTCGATGCATGCGTTGAAATCTGCAAAACATTCTTGAAGGAAAATCTTTCCTTCGGTCGCGCGAGTTTCTGGAGCCATGCTAAGCTCTTTTGCAATGTGGAGAGCAATCCTTTTCATTACCGTGCTCGAACGAAGAGAGTTTGCCATCTTTTCGTTAAGTTTTAGGTACAACTGGACCGATCCGAGAAGACCCGTTCCTGCAGATAAAACGGCGTTAAAAATACTAACAAACTTTTGTTCTAAAAAATCACTCAGAGCAATTGCTGACAATGCATTAATTGATGAAATTAAAAGAATTGGTACATTAAATCTATTTGAAAGTTTTTTGTAATACTCGTAATCCTTCATAAAGTAACTGTGATATGCGTTACACTGTTTTTCAACCTTCTTGAGAAACTCCTCCTCTCGAATGTTCCAGTGACTTGTCATTCCTAATGAAACGCACTAAAAAAATTTAGAATCAGATTCAACCTCTACAATGTCCCTGATTCTTCCGGGAAGTTTTCCTTTGATTGACTTGTAAATCATTGCAAAGACCGGTCCGGAATGTGTAATTTTAATCTTCTGGAGAATATTCTTGTCTGGGCGAATTTCACACATGAGATTAAGTAAATGAAGTGCAGTATCTGAATTCAGTTTCGAAAGTGGGACGTCTTTCAAGTTGAGCTCGATTATTTCAAGCAGACCGTGCTTCAGAACATAGGCATCGAGCTGTTCTACTACAGGCTTGACAGTCTGCATGAACATTTCAGCTTGAGCGGGTGTTTTCGGCTGTCGCTCAATGTACCTTGATCCCAGGAACTCGATGTACAGGTACTTTCCTTGGGGGTAGAACACGAGCAAATCTGACATTCTTGATATTTCTGAGCACTACGTTTTTAAATAGACATTTTATCCTTTGGTCAATGATAATGTCGATAGATCACGTCTATTGCATAAACCTTGAGAGGCGTCCGGATAGGAAAAGGGATGCATTAGAACAATTTGAAATTCACGGAATTGAAAATGTAGAATTTATCAAGGCAACAGATGGAAAATTACATGCACCCGAAGATATTGAAATAACTCCATCGGAATGGGGATGCGCAGATAGTCACATTCGAATCTGGAGGGACATGCTGGAAAAAGGATACGAGACGGCTCTCATCTTCGAAGATGATGTACGAATTCAACATGGGTTTTTAAAAAATCTTGCATTTGTTTTTCAGGATATGAAAAATAAAGAATGGGATTTCATAAACCTTGGTCCAACTCCTAAACCTTTCAGAATTGAACAAAACTGGGAATCTGAATACGTTCAGAAAGGTCTTTCTCTTTTTACAAACTGTTACATGATTACCAAGAATTTTGCTCAAAAACTTGCTTTTATAGATTCAGATGATTTACAGTGTGCAATAGATACTCAAATTATAAATACGCCTTTGAAAATGTATTATTCAAAAAAAAGTATGGCTATTCAAGCATTTCAGGATTTGAATGATTTAAAATCAGTCGCGACCAATACTGACATTGGGCTCTTTTCAAGAACATTTCCATATGAATTTATATTTAAGAGTTTAATTAATTATGTGGCTATTATAATTTTGATTTTATTTTTAATTAATAAAATGAAATCATACCTTGCATAAATTGCGGAAGAAACCCTTTAAGAGATTCAACGAGTGCTTTGACCATAGGATCGACACCTTGTGTTTCAATACCTGTCATCAAAATCTTATCCTTTGTATTTTCGTAAACGTTCCAAATTAATTTTATAATTAGGATTGGTTTAATTTTAGTCATATCAATTCCGGTAAGATCTGCTACACACACCTGTTTTAAATTTTTTTCAATGCAAACTTCATAAATTTTGTCGAGAACAGGATATAATTCTTGGCAAAATTCTTCAATTCCATCAACCGTGTCTGGCTGGACATCAAACAACTTTCCAACCAAAATGTGGACAAAAAGTGTGTCATCGGTCGGGTCGAACCTGAGCCACTCGACCATTGACATGTCTCTGAAATTAAGATGTTGTTAAAAACGTAATGTATGAGATCATTCCAAACATCTTTCTTTCTAGCTTCAGGGATCTCGCCATTGATTCATCATGGCTCGTCATCAATTGTACAAAAGATCTTCCCATGAAGGGGTTTGGTCTGAGAATTCCGGTTGATGATTCTCCAGATGAAAATTCTAAAATGTATGATGCATTCCATCAGGTTATTCCATGGATTCGAGATCATAAAAATCAAAAAATTGTTATTCACTGTGCTGCAGGTCAGCAAAGAAGCGCAGCTGTGGTTGCCGCATACCTTCTTTCCGAGTATCATCCACAGGTCCAATTAAGAAATGTAATTGCGTACATGAAATCGAAGAAATCCGATGCATTTCTGAATCACGAAACATTTAGACCTGCACTTGAAAAATGGATGACGTTTCTTGTATCGCGCGAGAGTCCAAGCCGTATCCAGGAATAGACCCACCTATGAAATTTCGTCGAATTGATAAAAGTTATTGACTTGAGAGCTCCGTTGTCCTTGTAAAATTCCTCGAGACACTGGATCAGGCGAAGGGTCGAAAAAATATTCAGATTGAATAGATCGACTCCTTCAAGGTCAATCGTACAGAACATGTACCTGGATCGAACAAAGCAATCGGAAATTAAACCGGTAAGATCCTCTGGAAGAATAGGCTGGTTATTTACAAAATCGTATCCAGAAATTGTTAAAATGACATCGAGCGATTCCGTGAAATGCCATTGTATAAATTGAGAAATGTCTTTCATTATAATCTACGAATAGATTAATGATACACGTCGTGCGCATGGCAGGCGTTGCATGGGTCGGCGCGCTCTGTTTCGTATTTGCATACGTTGTATCCAGGATTCTCAACAGGCTAACTCCTCCACTTGACCAGAAAAAACCCAAGTGGAGAACTTTTCTCGAGGTGACTCTTCAGTTTGGAATTATAGGAATCATCGTGTACACGTCTCGTCTATTCATAAAGGTGGTTCCATTTCCATTTGACAATACCGCTGGATACATCCATTCTCAGCTTGGAGAACTTCGATCACTTCCTTTGATGGTTTTCATTTTCATGTTTTTTCAGACAAGAATGCAGGAAAAGATGAAATGGATCAACGACGACGATTTATCAAAATAAACGCAACTGCACTTACGGCTACTATTCCGATTCCTCCAACAATGTACCATGTTGGATCAAAATTACCTGGTAAACTATTTTTAACATCTTCACAAGTTGTATCACCTGGAGTACATGTGATTGAGCTAGACCCGGAGGACCCGGAGGACCCGGAGGACCCGGAGGACCCAGAGGACCCAGAGGACCCAGAGGACCCAGAGGACCCAGACAATCCTGACGAATTTCTTTGCACAATCAAAAAAAGAGCAGCTGATAATATGCCTATGACGAGTACATCCTCCATATATATAGTAAATACTTTTTTTAAGAACGTAATTCTTAAAAAAAGTACATCAGGTGGGGTTCGAACCCACGCGCTCATGTGAGCACCAGATCTTAAGTCTGGCTCCTTGGACCAACTCGGACACTGATGTCGAGAAACACAGAGTGTTTCCCTCGCTCCCGACAAGATTCGAACTTGTGTTGACCGGTTAACAGCCGGTTCTCCTAACCAACTAGAGGACAGGAGCACGGGTCTGAACTATCGGATTTGAACCGATGACCTATGGAACTACAGTCCACTGCTCTACCACTGAGCTAAGTCCAGAACTCCCCCCAGAGTAGTTTTCAGGATACTCAGCCTTGGTCCTGGTGGGGGTCGAACCCACGACTTCGGGCTCATAAGACCCGCACTCTAACCAACTGAGTTACAGGACCTACGAAAGCGTATACAACCTACGAACTTCACGAACCTCTGTCCTGCATCCTGGGCATGCAGAGGTTCGCGAACGAATCCAGCATCGTTCGCAAATTACGTGATTACATGGGTCAAGCAAAGAGTCAACAACTGAATCCATACAAACAAAACACGTAAAACGGGCGTACCTTTCTGCGTTCGTATCCATCAGAACCCTCTTCATTGCTTCCGCTTCACCCATTTCATCCGAAAGTTTTGTAATAATCTCCTCGTAGCCCTCTGCCTGCTTGTAGTCCTCTACAATCTGAGAGACCGTCTGCTTTAAATCATCTGATCTGACAACTTTCATAGAAACATCTAGAACATTGATATCGTGCTGTTTTGCAGTCAGTCGGGCCGTGCTCGCGGTGACATTTGCACGCGCCTTTGCGTACTTTGTTTTGAATACTCCGAGCGTCTTTTCAAATTCCCTCCATGTATTGTCAAGTTCTGTCGGCGTAGGAATTATCACAGGAAGGGCTATTGATCGAAAGGCAAATTCTCCAAGAGGCTCCAGGAACGAATAATTCATTTATAAGATTAATAAAAATGTCCTTAAGTAATAAATGATACCTGCTTCAATCATTCTTGTACTAGGTTTGGGAATTTTGCTTTTTGGTATTCAGAGTTTTTTCATACCTGCACGTCGGAAGATTCCGTCTGAAATGATCAAGGCCACAATCATGGTCGTTGGCGGGCTCTATCTCGTCTTTTTCCTCCAGCAACAGCTTTCCAAAGGAAACACCCCTGTGGCTGTTGCACCTCTATATTAGTAATGAATTCAATGGCGTCGTCCAAGTACCCAGATGCCAGGAATGTAGGGAAGGTCTTGAGTCCTTTTTCAATCTCCTCTCGAGTCATTCCTGAATTGATGAGTGCCTGTAGAACGTAATATAGGTTCGTGTACTTGGCAGACTCGATGATTTTCATCTTTTGATCAAAGAGAATTCTCCGAGCCTTGTCCAAAACATCTTCAATACTCAGGTCGGGTTCAGATTTACGGATCGAATTGACAATTTGGGCTCCAGAAAGATTCTCCATTTATAGTATAATGGCAACTGACCTTAACTTGATCTTTTTCTGGATGTTTATTGCCATGTTCATGGCTCTTGGAATTTCGAGCTTTGTTGAATCAAAAAATTCTCAGGCGACTCGGGGTGAAAATTACTTTGCCCTCCTGTACCTCGTCTTTGCGACAGGACTCGTGATATATAAAATGCTAGGAAACTAGATGAAGCATCTTCTTGGTCGTGTCAATGGCGTACGGGTCTCCAAATCAGACCATCTCCAGACAATTATGTTTCGAATCGCTGAAAAGTGCGAGTTTACCGTCGTGTCTCACGCTTTTCACCAATTTGAGCCCATAGGAACCACAGGGGTTCTCGTCCTGGCCGAGTCGCATTTCAGCGCTCATACCTACCCAGAACACACCATGGTCTACATTGACGTTTTCTGCTGCGCCCCGAGCTTCGACCCAGATGAATGTTCTCGAATCATCGAAAAAGAGTTTTCAGCTCTCAGTGGCGATTGGAAAGTTGTCGATCGATGACATGAATCAGAAATTTGTTGGCCTTCGCGCAGTCAGGCGCACGCGTTTCATTTGACTACGGAATCAGGCGTACTACGAAGGCATCGTTGACGCGTACGCAGAAGCCTACATGGGGAAAAATACTCACGGGACGTAAAACTCTATTTTAGAAACCTCCTCAAATACATTCGAGGCATGCGACTTCCGAGGGATTCAGGATGAAATTACTGCACTCTTTACATGTTGAGTCTTAAGTAAGGTTAAACGAACCGACTTTTTCGAATAACACGATAATCTTTTGTTTTCTTGGACGATTCCCGCTTCTTTTCACGATCTGTTTGTTCTTTACGTTGTAAAATTCGTGTCATTTTTTTGGCACGTTGATTCTTCCATATTGTACGGCAAAAATGGTCAACACATTCGTCACGTCGAGCAATCTTCAAGAATGTGCCAAGTCGCTCGATTACCGTAGGCTCGGGAAGCAGCGCGTCGAGGCGTACCAAATCTGGAGGGCCCTCCGCGGAATAACCAAGGGATGGCGAAATCATCCGGCTGCCAAAGCGTGGGAGGGATATACGTGCGCGCTGGCCATGTACACGAACGCCATGATTGACGAATGGGTCACTCGAGGCTACAAAAACACGATGGAGAAATTGCCGCACTGTAAGAATCCGCGGTTTCCTCCATGGTGGGGATGGGAGCCAATCATTAAATCGCATCAAGCTTCGCTGAATCGAAAAGATCCTTCATTTTATTCATTCGATGTTGGAAATTATGAAAATTACGGGTACATTTGGCCATCAAAAGTTCCAATTGAATATCGGTGGATCAATATTGATTCAACCCCAAGAATCTTGAACATTCTTGGGGCCGAAGCCCGGATATAAATTCGTTCTGTCCGTTACATTTAGTTGGAGAATGCGAGACCGCCCATGCCAGACTGGATGCGCAGGATGTTGTAGTTGACTGCAAACATCTTCTGGAGCGTGTTATTAGTAGCCCCAGCCTTGAGGGAGATGGAAACCTGGGCGTTATCAATGCGAGAGAAGTTGCAGGTGCCGGTTGGCTGGTGCTCCTCTGGCTGCAGAGCAAAGGAGTACACGTAGATGCCTACGTAAGGAGTGCCGGTGTGGTACACGAGTGGCTGGTACTGGTTAAAGTACTTACCGATCTGCTCCTTGAAGCGGTCCTGGCCGTTGAGAACCACCTTGAAGGTGGTCAGAGGGCCGACCTCATAGCCGGCACCACCGGAAGTGCCGACAACTGCAGTACCCTCCTCGGCCCAGTAAAGACCGGTGCCAGTAACCAAGTTGGATGCAAGGGTAGTGCCTGTCGAATAGACGTTACCGTATGCAAGGCGGGGAGCACCAATCTCGTGGGGCATGACGCCAAGCGAAGCCGCTGGATTGAGTGAGCAGGTCACATTCACGTTAGCACACGAGGTGGAAAAGTTCCACATGGCGTTGTTGGCACTGGAAGAAGGGTTAGCGTAGCACCAGATGAGCTCCTTGACTGGGTGGTTGAAAGAAAGACGAACCTGCTGGCTGGAGGTAGTTACGGTATCACCACCGGTGTGCTGAACCTGCTCAATCAGGTACTCGTGACCCTTCTGGGCGAACCGACGGCGCTCCTCCGTGTCCAGGTACACGTAGTTGGCCCAGACTTCCAGGTTGTTGGCCCCGAAATAGGCACTGTAATAGGTGGTCAGATCGAAATCAAGACGAACCTCGTGGTACTGCAGAGCAATCAGGGGCAGGTACAGGCCTGGGTTGCGGTTGAAGAAGAACAGGAGGGGCATGTACACATAGGTCTTTGGATCGGCGGAAAGAACACCAACGGAGCAAGAAGCCATCTTGCCGTACATGATCTTGTCCGACTCGCTCAGGAAAACCTCGGCGTACAGACGGAACCACATCTGGTAATGCTTGTCGATGCGCTGGCCACCGATGGTGAGCTCGACTGCGGCAATTGCGCGCTCCGCAATCCAGCACGTGTCTGCTGCAGCAGTGCCGTTGGTAGATGTCGTAGCCAGGCCAGTTGTTGGAATGAGGGCCACATACATGTTACCCACGAGATCGCCGTTGCGGGCAATTGTTACGGATACACGACCACCGCTGGTAGCAGTGCCGTTCAGAGTCTGCTGGATATTCTCCATGGCAAAGTTGGTGTGACGCTTGTACACCGCCTGGAAAAAGGTCACCTTTGGCTGACCGGTAAGATAAACGTCCTGAGCGCCATAGGCTACGAGTTGCATAAGACCACCACCCATTGTGTACTATACTCCAAGAAAAAAATTTAGTTGGAAAATGCAAGTCCGCCAAGACCCGACTGAATCCTCAAAATGTTGTAATTAACTGCAAACATGCGCTGAATCAAATTTGTAGGCATTCCTGATTTCAGATAGACCGCCGCCTGAGCAATGTCGATTCGTGAAAAGTTGCATGTACCACTCGGCTGAAGCTCCTCCGGCTTTAATGCAAATGAATAGACGTAAATTCCCGGATATGGTGTTCCGGTGTGATATTTGTAATTCTGGTACGCATTAAAGTATTTGCCGGGCTGGGGAACGAACCGGTCGGTTCCATTGAGAAGAATCTTAAACTGGTGGAGAGGACCAACCTCATAGCCGTATCGTACATTGGATACGCCATAATAAGGCAATCCGGGCTCGAGCCAATACACATTTCCGGTCATGACGTTTGACTGGACGCTAATTGTATTTCCTGTTGTAACATTGCTTGACGCATAGACATAGAGACTCGAATTATTCGTCAGAGGTGGTGGAACAAAGAGTGCAGGAGCGCCAATGTGATTCGCATGGAACATAGATCCGGCCTGGGCAATGATGTTTGTGTCGATTGTGACATTTACATTTGCAGTACCGCTGGTAAAATTCCACATGGCATTTGGGTTTGTAAGGTAATTTGGATTCATGTAGCACCATATGAGCTCCTTGACTGGGTGATTGAATTGCATCCGAATGAGAGTTGGCGCATTTTCAGTCGAAATGCCGACAGGATCGGGTGCAACGTGCTGGACCTGTTCGATGAGGTATTCGTGTGAAAGCTTTGCAAACGACTCACGCTCAGTCTTGTCGAGGTAGATGTAATTTGCCCACACCTCAATCTGTGTGCTCCCGAAATAGTTGGAATAGGTTGGAGAAAATTGAAAATCGATCCGAACCTCGTGGTACTGAAGGGCAATAATTGGGAGAAAGAGGCCGGGATGCTTATTGAAAAAGAACATGAGCGGGAGATAGACTTTACCGACTGACGTGGTCAGGGTATTCTGAACGAGCGCCAGAGATGTCAGGCGGCCATAGTTGCATTTCTTTGACTCGTCCATGAAGACTTCGGCGTAGAGACGGAACCACGTCTGAAAATGCCGGTCAATGAGCTGACCTCCAATGTACAGGCTGACTGAATCGAAAGCACGCTCGGCGACCCAGCACATGTCTGCAACAGAATTGTTGGAGGTTAGTTGAGCAGATGATGACGTTGTGGGGGTCATGGCGACAAACATGTCACCGACCAAATCGCCTGATCGAGAAATGGTCACCGACTGGAGTCCGCCACTTCCTCCAGCGCCTGAAACAATTTGCTGGACGAGTTCCATTGCGAAATTCGTGTGACGACGATACGTAGATTGGAAAAATGTAACTTTGGGGCTTCCGGTAAGATAGACATCCTGGGCACCATAGGCAACAAGTTGAAGGAGACCGCCACCGGGCATTTATAGTATCCGCGAAAAAAAAAGCATCTTAAATTCTCAGACGAGATTACAATGTCTCGCCGTTCATCAGCCCCTCCACCAACGCCAGTAGAGGATGAGGAAGAGCTCGATTTCGACGAGGAGGCTGAGTATCCTGACATGTTCGAGGCTCTTGGAAGCCTTCTGGCGACAGATGATGGCGAGACGATCGCAACTGCCCTCGTGTCCACCAAGGATGCAGTTGAGCGGATCGCATCGGGCATTGAGATGCAGAACAAAATTCTCGTCAAGATGCTTTCTGCACTTTCCAAAATGAGCCCACCTGCTCTAGTTTCAGTCGCAGATGAGACTGCTTAAAAAAAAGAGGCTCTCATCCAATATGGAGGAGGTTCATACAATTCATAAGGAAATTACACCCGAACATGCTGAATCTATTCGGAACACAAAGCAGACGAATGAAATGAACACATGGTCGTTAAGTGATTTTGAAAATTATATTTCAAAAAAAGAGAAGGAATCTTTGTTGCATGCTCGCGGAAATTCACTTGCTGCTGCACAGGCATGGGCCTATGTGCTTTTTCCAATGGATCATGAGAGAGATGAAGATAAATTTCCCAAAAACTTTTCAGAACTTAACATTCGCGGCAGTAACGAGCTCTGTATTAATAGTTGCCGTACGATACTTGCGCGAATTGAGTCCATGGGAATTAATAAAAATCCAAGCAAAGATGTGAATGGAGACGAATTTACACTAGAGTTTCGCGTTCGACGCCTCATTGCCGATCGAAAAGAAATGTTTATGCAGTTTCAAATTTGGAACAAACGTTTTAATCGAATCAACAATCCGACGCTCGCAATTGACGATACTGATACGTCGCTCAAGGATGACGAAACGACATCATCGTACCAGAAGCTTTTGTTGTATCTACTTTCAGAGGCGTATGATGCAGGATATCGTCGGTACAAGGGTCATTGCTGTGTTCAAGTTCGAAACACTCGTGCATGGCGTCCGGTCAAGGAGATTAAGAAGTTCATTTACGATGCGACTCAAAAAGAAGATGAACCCGAGAGGTGGAAGCAACTGACGAGTCGAGGAAATCTCGTCAACGACATTGAACGTCACTTGGCAAATTGTCAGGATTTCCAGTTTCAGGAGATTCAAAAAGATCGGCACGTGTGGTCATTTCAAAACGGGCTGCTCGTTGGAAAAGACTGGGATGCAAAGGCGGAACAATATCGTATCAAATTTTATCCGTACGCTTCTCATGAATTTCACGAACTCGACCCGACAATTGTGAGCTGCAAGTACTTTGATCTTCCATTTGATTCTCACGAAGACAAGGCTGATTGGTACGATATTCCGACGCCCAACATGCAGCTCGTCCTGGATTACCAAAAGTTTGAAAAAGATGTCTGCAGGTGGATCTACGTCTTCATTGGTCGCTTGTGTTTCGACGTAAACGAACTTGATGGATGGCAAATTATCCCGTTTCTCAAGGGAATTGCACAATCCGGAAAGTCGACGCTCATTACCAAGGTGTGTCGCAAGTTTTACGAGTGCGAAGATGTCGCGACTCTTTCCAACAACATTGAGCGAAAGTTTGGCCTTCAAAGCATCTACAAAGGATTTGTTTTCATTAGTCCAGAGGTTAAGGGCGATCTTGCGCTCGAGCAGGCGGAGTTTCAATCGCTCGTGTCCGGTGAAGATGTTTCAATTGCGAGAAAAAATGAAACTGCCGTGAGTTTGCAATGGAAGACGCCAGGCATTTTGGGAGGAAACGAGGTTCCAAACTGGAAGGATAACTCCGGGTCTATTCTGCGTCGTCTTGCGACTGTCAACTTTAGCCGCCAGATTGCTCCAGATGTTTCGGATCCACACCTCGAGCACAAGCTTGAAAAGGAGCTTCCCGCAATCATGTGCAAATGCATTCGGGCCTACCTCGAGTATTCTCACTTGTACGCCGACAAGGACATTTGGAATGTTTTGCCGCCCTATTTCAAAAAGATTCAGACGCAAATTGCGACAGTCACCAACTCGCTCCAGCACTTTCTTGCTTCAGAAAAGTGTACATTTGGAAAAAATCTCTGTATTCCGCAAAAGATTTTCGTCACGCACTTCAACCAGCACTGCCGAGAGAACAACCTTGGAACATTCAAATTCAACCAAGACTTTTACGCTGGACCGTTCAGTTCGCGTGAAATTGAGGTCCGGACAGAATCATGCGAGTACAACGGGACACTTTACTCGTCACAGCCAGTCATTTTCGGGATTGACATTGCAACTTCAGATTAAAATATCATAAAATACTAATGAACAGGATCGTTACCAGACCCAGGGTGATTTCAACCGTAACCACCCTCGATGTGGATGTAAATTTTAATAAAATTTATCTAGAAATTCCAAAAGGATTTACAGAAATTCTGGGATATGTGACTCTCCGAGAAAAACCGAGGGTCAGGTTTGCAGATGGAAAATGGCTCGGAATTGGAGGAAACGAATGTAAATATTTCATTGCCAAGACGAAAAATCTGTCCGTCCTCATGACTCCAAAAACGATTCAAGTGAGCGGGTCTGGAAATTTTGAAGAAGCTTACATCAAGTGCGTAAAAAATGGATGGGTCTCGAAATCAATCATTCGAAAATCTCCAAAATATAAAATTATAAATTGCGGATTCAGAATTAATAGATTGATTAATCTTGAAAAACTTCAAAAGTTTTTAGTTACAACATTTCCGAGTGACACTTTTAAAAACCTCCCAAAGGAAGTTGTGCCCGAGCTGAAAACCCCATCGCTCACGGTTCAATTTAGAAAACCTGATTTTACATATCAGTTTTTCAGAAATGGGACAATTTTATTTTCAGGAATTAAAAAACTTGAAAACATTGACGTCCCCGTTGAATTCTTTAAACAAATATTCTCGGCCTATGATTTTGGAAATATTCGACCAACGAAAGCATCTGCCGCAAAATCAAAGTACATGCTCGCAGGTTCATGGAACAGTCTCATGAACCCTGTTCCGCGCGGGTTCTACATTCGCCCGGGAACAAATGGTCTTCCCCGTCTTTATCCATACCAGTACTATCGGAAACTCAATTACGGGCCAGAAATTCTCAACTCGTCTGTCAATCTCGGACCGATTGCTCCAAAGGTTAAAAAGGCGTTTGAAGATGCAGGGAAACCAATTCCCGAATCGACTCTCAAGATTTTCAGAAACGCCGGACACCCCCTGACGGCGCTTCAAGAGCGAAAAAAGTATGCAGGTCAATCAAACCGCCGGGCACCTAGCTGGAACGCGGAAAAGAATGGGTTCTATGTGCGCCCCGGACCAGGTCAGCAGCCATACTGGTACGCAATTCCGAAAATCAAGTCGAGCGGTCGCAAAACAGCTGTCGAGTCATACAGAAAAGCTGGTCGAAATATTCCCGAACAAGTTCGTAAAATTTTCAACATTCCGAGCAATGTAAAAACAAACAGTTTTAGACCCGCCCATGAGTTTACAATTGGTTCAAATGGAATTCTAAGAATTAATGGAAAACAGGCGACAAAATTGACAAAGGACCAGCTCATTGCAGTTGCAAGAAACCAGAATATTGCACAAGTCAGTAACAAAATGCAAATTTCTCAAATTATAAATTACATACAATCAAAAACAAATCCAGCCCGCACAGGATCATTTAACATTACGGTCGGTGACATTAAATACAAGTTTCTGACAAACTATCGCGTCAGACGATTCAAACATGGGCTGACGACCCGTGAGTGGTCCACCTTTCCGACTGATGAAAAGAATGCAATTTTTGCAAAGGTTGTTCCTGCAAATCAGTTGAATGAATTTAAGAAACTTAATTCTAAAAATCAGTTTGGTGTAATTTACGGAATTCTTCATCCCGAAAAACAAGCGTCGCCTCCAAAAAGTGCATCAGTGAACAACAACTTTAATAAAGAGCTCGAGTACGCTCTTCAGTTAAAACAAAATCTCGGAAACGCATACACAATAGGGAACGAAAAAAAGTTTTTGCAAATTTATAAAAACTTGCCAAAGGGCGCGCGAGGCAACCCTCTCAAGGCGACGGTCAACAAGGCGTACGCAAATTTTATGAAAAATGTACGAAAGAATTCATTTGCGGCAAAAATAAAAATTCCAAACTGGATGCCATCAAATGTCGTGAACGATTATCGAAAGTTTGTGACTGAGTTGCTGTACAAGAGCCCCCGGCCTTCAAACAAAAATGTAAAACAAGCCATCAACGCATGGATTGGTGTACGCGTCCCTGCAAACCGTGGAAGCCCTGCAAAAACATTCGAAAACATTGTAACAGGTGAAACTCGAAAGATTCCTGCTCGTTCTCCTGCGAGACGAACAAGCCCAGTCGTTCCGAAGCGATCGCCGCGCGTCATGAAACCCCGAAACACCCGTGTAAATTACGTTTATAAAATACCTCGAAATTCGGTAAATTTTTCAAATACACTCGAGAAGCTCGGACTAAACACTGCAAGGAACTGGACATGGAATGAAATTCGCGCGGCACTCAAAGAGAAAATGACTGCCGCGAAATTGAAAAAGCTCAAAGAGCGATGGAATGCAAATGTCGTCTCAAAAGCATCCCCGACGGGCGCAACTGGACGAATTAAGCGCAAAGCTTAAGAATATCAAAAACCTTGTGAAGAATATTGTAAATTTCACTCTTGCTGGACAGACTCCTTGGATCGATAATCTCGAGCTCAACCTGGTAGACTGTGTCGTCGTCCGAATCCTTGTCGTCCGGCGTTCCTTTTATGATTGTCAAATCAATTGACAAATTCTTTCGAACAAAAGACCAACGCTCCTTGTCCCTTTGTTCGGTGCTCACCTCTTCACCGTCGTACTCCCACGGAGTTTCAGTCGAAATACCGAGCCGAATATCGTATTTCGAATTCTGAATTGTAAAATCTTCATTGCAAACCTTGGTCTTTGTGCATCCATCTTGTTCGTCAGACTCTTCGTCTATTGTCAGGCGTTTCGATCCGACAAAGTAGTACACTGTCGCCTTGGAATGCCTGCTCGTCTCCCATCCGGTGTACTTCATGAGCGCCCGGAATATGTTTTCAAATGTGTCCTTTCCGACATTTGTGTCAAACGACGTCTTGTTTTGCCGGCCCAGACGAATTTCCATTTCAACATTTTCGGAATTTTTGTACTTTTGAATGAGAGGCTCCCATTCGTTGAAAAGGTCTTGGCTCTGTGGGGCGGCCATTCTTTGGTCTATGTTCATCGTGTTCATTCTACGGTTCTTTTCTCTATTTACTAATCAGGATGAGAGGAATTGTCAATCTGGGAAATACGTGCTATTTTTCTACAGCAGTCCAGTGTCTCGCACACGTCCCTCCGCTCTCTAAATATTTCTTCGAAACACCCTACGACGGACCTTGTGACATTACAAAAGAGTACAGAGAGCTTGCAATGAGCCTCTTTCGGATCCATGAGAAGGGCCCGGTGAACCCATCCGCCCTTCTCAAAGCATTCAGGGCAAAGTTCCCGGAGTTTACACGAGGTCAGCACGATGCCCAAGAAGTTGTTCTCATACTATTGGATGTTTTTGAAAAGTCTCTCGGTAAAAAACTCATTCAGGGAATATTCAATGGGAAGGAGACACAAGAGGTGGCGTGGTCGGGCGGAAAGACGACAAAGATTAATCCATTTACCGTTTTGATTATCGACGTGAATAAAGAAGACTCGCTCGAAAACTTGGTCGCTGAGAGAAACGATCCAGTTTCTCTTGAAAATTACGTGGACAATTCCGGGCAGGTGCATGAATGCGCAGCTCTCAGGAACAGTATATCTGAATGGCCACGGGTCCTTGGAGTTTCATTTTCAATGTACATGAATAAATTCCCGGTTAAAATTCCCCTTGAATTCCAGGGACTCCGGCTCTTTTCGTGTATAATTCACAGTGGTGTCAGAAACGGTGGACACTACATGCTTTTGGTTCGGCGCTACGACAAGTGGTACATCAAGGATGACGAGAGCGTCCGCGAAGTTCCAACGCCCGAAACCCTGGACGGGCCATTTTACATGGCGTGGTACCGGTAAAACTCGTCGAGCGTGATTGATTCTCGGATATTTATAATTGTTCTGAAATACGTTCTGCGGTTGTTCGCATACGTCTTGTCGGTCCGAATCTTTTCCACAAACCAGCCCAACTGTCCGTAGCCGCATTCGACAATTGTTCCATCTGGAATTTGGACTCGCCGAGAAAGCTCCGTTTCAAGGTACAGAATCCCCCTATCCTGCACGTACAGTTTCTTTCCATCAACTATCGAAAAGTCGATTGTAATTCGCTCGCGAGGCTTCCATTTGAACATCGTCTCATGGGTTCCTGTCCTGATAGGCTCTTGAATGGGGGTGAATACAAGACCGTCCGTCTCGTACTCAAATTCGGTAGGCACATTTTTTATGGACTCGAGAGGCCACATCGTCTTGACCCGAATTTCAAATTCCGCATGTGCAGTTTTTATAATTGTTTTAATCGCTTTGCGTGCAGCTTCGAGACGGTAATCGAGTGGTCTCTGTACGAGATTTTCAGACTTGACAACGACAGCATCGTGAACCATGAAAAGACATTTTCCATTTTTACAAACTACGAGCTCTCCGTCCAAAATGGTATCCTTGGGAATTCGAACCTTTACTAGTTTCGTTTCGAATGATCTATTCACGAGACACGTCGATCCTTCAAAATTGACGAGAAGATTTCGGATCCCATCTGTTTTTTCGCATACGAAATAAGGTTGTCGCTCGAGAAGGGGAAAATGCCGCCTCTCGATCGAAACAGGTTGAGGTCCCGGGAACCGATTGACAGTATCGGCTCCCCATGATTTGATTATAAAGGTTTCCATTTGTTTATATGAGATTCATTTCTCTAAGGCACTATAGACACTCCAGATGCTTCGAGGATGTTTCCGAAACATTCGTGGACGTAGTGACAGACTATATTTGCATTTGTGGCTGCAGCAACCTTCACGCCATTAAGAATGAGACACTCAAACATTGCGTTGAGTGGAAGGTTGATTGGGGTCTTTCCGCCCCGAATCTTCTTGTCGACCGGCTTTGAATCCATTACCCAGACGCGCGCAGATGTTTTCGTACATTCGTAGACTCCCTCAGAAATCTTCTTTCCGACTTCAGTGTCGAATGTTAGCGCGCGTTGGTGTGCAGGCTCAGTGGATCCCTCTTTTGTTTTTTTGGCAAACATGTCCCAGTCAATTCCTTCTTTGACTGACGGAAAGACGAGGACGCTGACACCCTGATCAAACGGATCAATTACACGATGAAGTTCTTCGGTATTCAAATTTGTTCCGTAATCCATCCAGAAAATGCGTTCACCAGTTTTTATAAGTTTTGTGAGGTTTGATTTGTCTTCGACGAAATGAATCTCGAGATTGACTCCGCGCTGCATACACATTGCATGAAGGTTCATCGACGTGTGGAGAGTCGTCGCGCTTATAGACTTGTTTCGGGTGACCATGCATACGTGCATTTGTTAAATGGGGTGGCTAGAGTTTAAGTGGTATTTTTTATGACAATCTTCGTGAACAACAGCTAAATTGTCCATGGTTGTTTTTCCACCTTCTGCAAAAGATTTTTTGTGATGACACTCGACAGGTTGGTTAAATTTAATTACGCAATTACACATCGGGCATATGTGTTTCTGTTCAACAAGTTTGGATTCTCTCTGCGCGGGTGTAAATTTTCTAGAATCATAATTAGTATTAAAAATATCAGAAATGCATATATCAACATCCTTTAGTAAACCATTTTTATACCTTATATTTGATTCTTTGACACCGTATTTGGCGTATTTTGATTCGGCAGTAGTCTCAAGAATACATCTGATATATTCGATTAAATCTTCCTTACTTCTAGACAAATAGGTCGGATTTTTAAACCAATATGCAATTCTCCCAATAATAATCATAAACTCAGTTCTGATATATCCATGGTTTTTTACTAGGTCATTATCAGCCAAAAATTTATAAGCACGACGTAAATTTTTAAGATTATCTAATATTTCGTCTTTCTTGATAGAAAAATTGGTATCAATTTCAGTTGTCGTTTTTCCTAAGATTTCGGATCTCCATTCCATGTAAACTTTTTTGTCATATTTTTTTGGCAAGGTTCTCTGACTTAGTGCAAGTAATGTCATAAGATTTACAGACGTTTCACCCCTTTTGTTTTTGTCAGATTTTTTATTTGCAATGCTAGTATTTTCCCAATTTTTAACCACGTCTTCTTTGAGAAGTTCATACAAATCATAGTATATAGGAATATACATTTCATATTGATTGAGTTTGGCTCCCGAATTATTTAGGCGCACCCATAAAGTTGCGAGTTCGACGGGATTTAGATCAGGTTCTATGTAGTTAATGTTTAACGAGTAATCTTCAACTATCCTCTTGTATTGATGAGGAAGGTCCTTAAAATACATTCCTTCAAATTGTTTGACACAACTTGTATCCCAGTTTAGCGTCTCAGAGTTTGCTTTTTTTATAGAAAATTTATTATCATGAAAATCTACTAGAGTCTCAATACGATGAGCACCATCAAATACATGTACCTCACCAATGTGATCCAAACAAATAAGATATACGGGTCCAATTTTCCATTCTTTTAATATGGTATCTAATAGAGCCATTCTGGAACCATCGCTCCATGTATTATTTCTTTGATATTTTCCTCGAATTACAAAAAGACTATCGTTTTCATGTCGTTTCCCATACCGTATCTCATTAGATAGTACGACTATAGATTTAGTGGTCATTTCCTATATCATACACTCGTGCTAACTTTAATACGATCCTCGAGCTTTCCGTAGAATCTCAAGTTTCCAACGTGTCCGAGAGTCGTCGTGCAGTCTGCGAAAATCTTCCCGTCCATTTGCTGCCATCTGCGACAAAATGCATAATCTTCGGACAAGTACCTCCGAGAAACTGGATCAATCATGCAATCGAAAACCGCAAAATACGTATCGAGATCTTTATTCTGGTGATCGTTGACACAATTGAGTTCCGGATATTTTTCAAACATTTTTGTAAATACGTCGCGTTTAATCAACATGAATCCAGTCGGGCCGTCCAGAACCTCGGCAAACCCGTCGATCATCTGCGTCTTTGCGTACTTGAAGTTCATGACGAGCGACGCAGAGATTCGAGCCAGGTCTTTTGTGGACCCCTTTTTAACCTCAGCTTCTGACTGGTCCCACATGACAACTTTCTTGGGATAGCATGCGACCGAAACGTCGTGATCCGCCTTGATGAGTCGGATGACGGACTCGGGATCAAAATGAACATCTGCGTCAATGAAGAGAAAATGGGTCGCCTGTGTCTTTTGACAAAATCGAGCAACTGCAATATTTCGGGCCCTGGGAATGAGTGATTCATTTTCGGTCGTGTCGAGCATCATATTGATCCCGTTCAGTGCGCACGTTCTCTGGAGACGAAGCATAGATTCGGCATAGGCCTGGAGACAAATTCCACCGTAACACGGTGTAGAGACGAAAAGAAGAGGCATACATTATAATAGATTCTTCTCCTTAAGTTCTGACCTTACTATTGTTTCAATTTTCGAAAGTGTCGGACCCGAAACATCACAAATTTTGCACACAGTCCCTCTATCAATCGCCCCCGCCAACACTACAAAAATCACCGCACACGCAATTGCCTTTGGCGTCCTCCCCATCAAATCCACAGAATCCTCAAGCTCTTTGCAAAGTCTGACGACTTTCATTTTAATCTTCCCTTTTTCAGAATCTGGAATGTCAATTTCGTTGAAGAATCTGGGAATAAGGTGAGCCGACGTCATTACGTGAACCTCGGCGTCTGGAACCTGCTCCTGGTACATTTCCGTAGTTCTCGAAAGGTCCTTTACAGGAATTCCAAATGCATCCGCAATTTCTTTCGTGCTTCTCGAAATGTTATGTTCTCGGCACGCCTGAAAGATGCAGTTTGCTTTGATTCCGTTTCGGACTGCACCTCGTGTAAGTTTGGATTCGTTGAATTCCTTGTACTTGATTTTTGCAGAATACATGACCACTTCAGGAAGGCCGAGAATGCGCGTGCCAATGTCCATCATCTGTTGGTAAGCATGAAAAAGCGCCCTGTTTTTGTGATCCATGCTGAGGTGATGATGTATCCGGCTCATTCGCGCAGTTCCATACGCTTTTGTTCGGGGCACAATCATCGTTCCCATTCCCCAGGATGCCGAAAAGTGATCCGTGTTGACAGCAGCTCCGACACGTGACGCATCCTTTGT